AGTATTACTATTTGTCAATGAGCATTGTCCACCTTTATATGCGGTAATTGCTTCATTGCAACATATTGTAAATACACTAACAAGTTGTGCATATCCATTATTAGTGATTGCAATTCCAACTCCACCTTGATTATATTGAGTATAAGCATCAACAACCATGGATTTCAATCCTTCAGCAAAATTACCATCAATTCTCATTCCAGTGCCAGTGGTTGTGTTGCTAGTGCAGTTCTGAACATATGGACTTTCCCAATCACCACCGCCTGCATTAGTCGCTATTCCTGTAGGAAATGCAACTGCCGATGATGGATATGTATGTCCAGTAAATGTCATATGAGTAAGATATGTTCCCTTATTCAAGTGAAAAATATCTTGAGTAGCATTACTTGGAATTACAGTTACTGTTTTTAAAGAATCTCCAACAATGGATACAAAAGGAGGGACTGTTATTGGATTATTCTCTATATAAGTTCCAGACAAAACTTTGATAGTTGTTCCAGATTGTGCAATACCAACTGCACCAGCAATTGTCAGTTTAGCATTATCAATTGAAGTTCCATTATTTGAATCATTTCCATCTTTTGCGACATAAATTACATTTGGTGCTGAGTTAATACCAGTTGCATTTCCACTTAATGTGATATTATCACCAAGTATAATAGTACTATTTGTAATAGTAACTATACCTGCAGTGATTCTGTTATTTTTTCCATCAATAGTAACAGATGATCTACCTACTGTTAAAATGCCAATAATTCTGGCATCACCATCGACATAAAGTGCTGTTTGTCCTATACCAATAGTAACAGTGCCAATTCCATTAGATGATCCTAATGTGGTAATTCCAACAACAGATAAATTTCTACCAATTTTTACATCTTCTCTTGCAGTAATAATTCCTAGAGAATCTACATTCGTCACATCATCATATGTGACAGTCCCAGCTACAGAAATATTGCCAATAAAGAAAGCGTCACCTTTAACATACAGTTTATAATCAGCATTAGCAGTAGTGCCAATACCTACATTTTTTGTGGTATGAATCCCTACAGAATCAACTTGCCAGGTTCCTCCTGCTCCAACAGAACCTCCACCACCTAAAGCAGTACTGGCGATTCCAACCCACTTTGAACGTGATTGATCATATATTAAAAGTTTTCCATCACCAGTTGTCGAATCAAATTCAACATCATCAAGATCTTTGATGAATCCTGCTCCACCACCACCGATGGAAGCCATTTGAACTTGAACTCTATTAATGAAAGTTCTATAGTGATTTGCTAAATCTTCAAAGGTAACAAAATTTTGATTCGTTGGTGTTAATGGATCTTTTGTTTTAGATGATGGTAAATCTGTTAATAGAGAATTTTCTTCTTTTAGAATCGTTTTCTCATTAAACTTCTCAAAAATTTCTTCAATGTGATTAATCTTTGAGGATAGTTTTTTATTTTGCTCTTCAATATAATCTATTTTTAATTTTTTTACTGTAGAATGTATATCCCATTTTAAATTCTCATAGAATTCATTTTGTTTCTTAATATGAGATTCATTTATTGCAATACTTAATTCAAGATCTTTGACTTTATTTTCTAATTCTATATTAGCATCTTTGATTGCTTGATCTATTAAATTATCTCTTTCAACTAGATACGAATCAAAATCTTTTAAACTAGATTCGAGAGAGTCTTGTACACTTGATAGTTTAGAATTAAAATTTTCTAGAGACTCTGAATTTGAGATTTCTCTACCTTTAAAATCTTTATATAAATTCTCATACTTTTTTGATATAGAAGTTATTTCATTTAGAGAAGATGAAATAACTGTTTCTAAATTGAGGATAACCTCATCAACTTTATCCGACTTATTTTTGAGTCCTTCTTCTAAGGTGCTGATATTATCACAAATAACTTTTACTTTTTTGGATAGTTCCTCTTCAATAGATTTTATTTCTTTTTCTGTTTTTAATTTAGACTCTACGAGAAAATTATTATATTTTGGTATTTCTCCAGATACAAACTCTTTGAGTGATTCGCTAATTTTTTGTAGTTTATTGTCTAAAGATCTATCAAATTCACCGACGCTTTCGACAATTTTTAATTCTAATTCGTTTATTTTTCTTTCTGTCTTTAATTCACTCTCTACAAAAAAGTTATTATATTTTGGTAACTCTTTATTTACTACATTTTTAACTGCTTTGGATATTTCTTTAATGTCTTCTTTTACTTGATATAAATTATTGTCATTAATACCCTCTAGATTTTGTTCTAGTTGCTTGAATTTATTTTTAACAACTAAATCAATATCGTTAATTTTTTCTTCTAAAGTGCTTTCAATATTTTCAAGTTTTATATCATTTCTTATTTCAGAATCTAACAAAAATCTTTTATACTTTGGAATTTCATCTTCCAAAAATTCGGATACAGCATTATTAAGAATAGAAAATTCTTCTCTAATTTTTAGAAGACTTTTTGAATTTAAAGTTTTTACATTCTTTTGAATATTTTGGATGTTTTCATCTACTGTCATTAAATGAAAAACAATTGCATTATCTAAATCTTTTTTAGTTAGAAAATTTTTAATTTCTTCCTGTAGAGATCCTACTTCTTCACTTAGAATAGAAATTTTACCTATATTGCTTTTAAATTCTTCAAAAGTCCCATTTAATTCCGACAAAGCGTTGATTTTATTCGCATTTGTTTTAAAATTATTAAAAGCCTCTGAAACTGTCTCAATATTTGCACTAGGGGTTTGATCGCCTTTTTTGTCTGGCGCATTATTATGCTTATTACTTTCATGAAAAAATTCTGACGGCTTCTTTAATGCCACTTATTGCAACTCCGTGTTTTCATCTATAAGTATATTTATTTTAAATTAAAATCACTGATTATTCAAATCTTGATTTTTTAATAGTTTTGCCAACTCTGCAGTAGAACCAACGAACAAAGCATTTGTTACATTTGTTGGAGACTTTCCACCTTTTTCTTCTTCAATATCTTTTAATTTTTTCTGCAAGTCCATAAGTTTGTCAGTCGCATCTGCAACATTTTTAATTAATTGTCCAGCTACTTCATAAGCTCTAGGCATTTCACTTTCTTGTGCCAGTTCAAGAATTCCGTTAATTGCTTCTTGTCCTTTTTCTATGAGTGAATAAAGATTTCCTCTAGTATATTCATAGTCTTTTTTTATGTCGTCATTAATTGGACTTGGATTTACTTTTTCTAATGAAGTGCTAACACTTTCAACTTCAGTTGAAACAATGTCTGATGAGACATTAAAGGTGTTGTTTAATTTGTCAAATTTCTTTGTCATTTTCATAGGGTATCACTGAACCCAAAATCGTCACCAATTCCGATTAAATTATTATCTGCAGAAACAATAAGTTTGACAACAGTTCCCGCAACGTGTGCTTGTTTTACTGTAGAATCTTGTCCCCTCTTAACTATCAAGTTATTACCAGATTTTGTATCAACATAAATTTCTTCATCATCAATTGTAATATAAGTATTTTCTGCAATTCCAGACGCATCATTAACTATGATTAAAGTAGAGTCAGTACCAATATCTTGAGATAAATTAGTTACAATATTGTTGGTATAACTTTGAATTGCCCTAGGTTCAACAGTATAAGTGAGTTCTCTTGTTGGAGTCTTTGTAACATCTCCTGCAATATATCCAATAGAAACTTTTTTGATAATATCTTTGGAAACGGAAGAAGAGGATACGAGTCCGAAAAGATAAGTTTTAGCGGTAAAGCGAATTGTGTAAATCAAAGATCTTCTTGTTGTAAAATCTCCTTCATAATCATCTTGCATAGAAATATTTTCAATTACAATTGGGATATCTCTCTTTTCTCCAATAGTTTCCACTAAATCTACCGTTAGATTATAAGAGGGTTGGAAATATGGTAAAATTTGCTCAACTATTTGAAGCATGTCATCATTTAATTTTGTATAAATTGATAACTCAAATGCCATGTTATATGGAACTGGCATATATGCCTTCCTTACATCAGTCCCAACTCCAGCAACGGATGTTATGAATGTTTGAGTAGTTGTAACTTTTCTAGATCCATCGTAGTTTAATCCAACAAATTCAAATGACATTCTTGGTAATGTTATTTGAACGGGTTTGTTTAGATTTGGTGACTGCTCAAGTCTTGCCAAAAACTTCTGAGTAGGTCCATATGCAAGAGGAACTTTAACCGTGCTAACGACACTGCCTGAAGAGTCTTTATGTTTTATCTGAATATCGTTAAAAAGACTTCCAAATGAAATTAAAGTTCTTCTTAGTATCTCGTGATAGAAATATTCAAACATATTAACACCTATTAATTTTTCAATTTAAATCTATTGATATATTTATGCTAAGGATTTCCGAAGGGATTTAATTCAGTAAAATCAAGAATTTCATCTGCCTCCATCTCTATCTCTGAATTTTCTGGATAAGCATTAATTGTATTAAATGTGTCGGAAGACTTAACTTGGTAATTTGCAGCACTTTCTGATCCTGTTATTGTTTCTCCTACAATAAAATTTCCAACTTTATTTGATATTGTAAGAGTGCCTGTTATAAAATTCCAAGATTTAACTATTGCCGTTGCTCCACTAGATCCTCCAGTAATGATTTCCGTGTCTATGAAGTTTCCAGATCCTGTCATGTAAGGAGATCCTATTGTTATGGTGGGTGGTAAAGTATATCCAGCTCCAGCGTTTGTAATTCTGATTGCACTAATAGTTCCCGCAGAACTTACCACAGCAACTGCAATCGCAGTGGTTCCAATTCCAGGAGAACTAAATGTAACAGATGGAGAAGTCGTATAACCAGATCCTCCACTTGTAATAGTA